CTCTGGAATCTCATCAATTTTTGGAGGAGATCTTTTAAAAGTTGAAGATGAATTCTTAAAAGTCAATCAAGTTGGATTTGGTAGCACAAATGTTCTTGTGGTTCAAAGAGCATGGATGGGCACCGGACTTTCAACTCATGCAGATGGTTCCAAAGTTGAAAAATATGAAGGTGGATACAACATCGTTGCCAATACTATTAATTTCTATACTGCTCCTACTGGTTTAAAACCAGCAGAAGGAACTGATCCTGATGATCTTGATTATACTGGTATTCAAACAACTTCTGTTTTCCAAGGAAGAACTTTCCTAAGAAATGGAGTTGTTGGCACTTCAACTCACACATATTCTACTAACTTCCTCTTTGATTCAGTTTCCCAAGATTTAACTGGTGTTGGTAAAACATTTGCAATTCAAGAAGATAGTCAAAATATTTCTGGATTCAGCACAAACCATGCTTTGATCTTAATTAATGATATTGCACAGATTCCATCACAAGATTCACGAATCAATGATTTCTCATTTACTGAAAATGCTGGTATCACGTCAATTGTATTCAGCGGTTTTGCTGCTTCTGTAACCAATGACGTAAACACTGGTTCTATTCCTGTTGGTGGTGTTATCGTTTCGGTAGGATCGACACAAGGATTTGGTTATCAACCACTAGTGGCTGCTGGCGGAACTGCCAATGTCAATGGATTTGGAACTGTAACCTCTATTAGTATTGGTAACAGCGGTTCTGGATATAGATCGGGAATTGCAACTCACAATGGTGTAGTTCAAGGATTGACTTACAACGTTGGTCTCAGAACTGCTGATATTGACACGGTTGATGTGACTCCCATTGGTGTCGCGACCGTTGTCAACGGTAATATTACGGGTGTCGCTATTACGAATCCTGGTGTTGGTTACACATTTAGTAATCCTCCAATCGTTGTCTTTGATCAACCAATTCCATACACCAGAGTTCCTCTGATTTATCATCCAGATTCTCCTGGATCTCAGATTGGCACAAATGCATTTATTGATGTTCAAGTTTCTCTTGGATCTAGTGTTCTGAACTTTGATATTATCAATAATGGTTATGGATATAAAGTTGGAGAAATTTTGACTATTCCACAGGGAGGTATCACTGGAATTCCAACTAACTCTACGGTTGGTGCTGGATTTAGTGAATTCAGAATCAATGTCAATAGAGTCGATTCTGATAAGATGACTGGTTGGAGATTTGGTGATCTTGACGTATTTGATAAACTTGACACATTCTTTGATGGTGAAAGAAAAGTATTCACCATGAGAAAGGATGGAGTACCCACATCTATCAGAGCTGCCAAAGGTTCTTTAATTGATGTTAAGCAAACTCTGCTTATATTCTTGAATAATGTTCTTCAAGAACCAGGTATTGCATATCAGTTTGATGGTGGTTCAAACATTACATTTGTTGAGGCACCAAAGGTTGGTGATAATTGTTCTATCCTGTTCTATCGTGGCACAGGTGGTGTTGATGTTATCAGTCGAGATATCATCGAAACTATTAAAACTGGTGATACTGTTAAAATTAAGGCAAATGATTCTCAAAATCGTCTTGTATTTAATCAAAACACAAGATTTGTTTCTGGAATTGCAACCGCTGATACCTTTAACACTTCTTCATATAATGGTGCTGGTTTAACCACAGATAGAACTATTGAGAGACCTTTAATTTGGTGCAAACAACAGGAAGATCTCTTCCTCAATAATAAATCAATCACCAAAAACAGGAATTTATACGAGGCAAACATCTTACCAAAAACAAACATTATCAAGGCAGTTGGACTGGGTTCTACTGAAATTTGGACAACGGGTGTCTTCCCTCTGTTTGATTCCTACGCGGAAGCTCTTCCTGAGTCCAAGCAAACAGTTCAAATTATTAATCAAGACACCAAAATTTCTGCTGCTGCAACAGCAATTGTTTCTGATCTTGGTACGATTTCTTCGATTAATGTCACAAACTCTGGTCTTGGATATACAGTAACACCTCTGGTTTCCATTGCAAATAGTGTTGGTTTTGGTTCTGCTACCAGAGCAACTGCTACTGCATCGATAACTGGAACAGCAGTTACTTCTATTAGTGTGAGCAGTGCTGGTGCTGGATACACATTTACCAATCCACCAGTTGTTCTTCTTACGCCACCTAATTTTGATAGAGAAGAAATCAAAAACGTTGATTACTCTGGTGACTTTGGTATTATCTCTGGTATTGGAACTACATCTATTGGAGTTGCAACCACAGGTTTGATCTTTGATCTACTAATCCCTGATGGATCACCTCTGAGAAACACCTCTGTGATGGGACCTGGTGCAGCAAGAACAATTTCTAATATCGCATCTGGATATCCATTTGTGGTATTTGATTCAAATATCGGTCAAGGAGTCACCTCTCTTGATCTTGGAGGATCTACACTTGGAATCGGTTCTACATGCTTAGATAATGTATACGAAGCAGTTTCTGTTTCGGTTGCAACAACGGAAGCAGTTGGATTTGGAACCACATACGTTGCAAGAGTTGTTGTAAGTGTCGCAAGCACTGAGGGCATAACTGGTTATGGTCATAGTGAATTCTTTGGTAAATTTAGTTGGGGTAGACTTCAAACCTTCTCACGAAGTGGTATTGCTAAGACATTTACTCCAATTCTTAGTGATGGTGTTACAGGAATTACAACCGGTCCTGTTATCATTAGAAAAACACCACTCAAATCGGTTGGATATTTAACATAAATAACTAAAAAGTTCAAAATGTCTGCGATTATAACTGAACAGTTTCGTATCCTTAGCGCGGAAAATTTCCGTGCTGGACTTGCGTCTACTGGTAGTTCGTATTATACCTGGATTGGTTTACCAAATGCGACTGAGTTAGACGCAAATTGGAACACTAGTCCTCCATCACCAGTTGATTCTCTTAATGAGGAGAATAGACATTGGGATACAATGATCGCAATGAAGAAGGTTAATTCTTCTGATGTAAAAAAAGTTGTAGAAAAATATTCATGGGCATCTGGTGAAAAGTATGACATGTATCGTCATGATTACAGTAGAAACAATTTGGCACCCGTTTCTAAATCTACCACTCTTTACAGTGCAAAATATTACATAATTAATAGAGATTTTAGAGTTTACATTTGTTTGAATAATGGTATTTCCCCAGAAAACCCATCTGGAAAACCATCTTTGGATGAACCATTATTTACAGATCTAGAACCAAGAGCAGCTGGTAGTAGTGGCGATGGTTATATTTGGAAATATCTCTATACCATGACTCCAACAGATATTCTCAGATTTGATTCCACTAATTTTATTCCTGTTCCTAATGATTGGCAAGGGGATTCTATTAATGCAGCAGTTAGAGATAATGCATTAACTAGTGGGCAATTAAAAGTTGTAACTATTTCTAATAGAGGAACTGGTTACGGGACAGCAACCACATATTCTAATGTTGATATTCTTGGTGATGGTGAAGGAGCTAAGGCAAGTGTAACTGTAAATGCCGATGGCAAAATTCAATCAGTAGATATTTCAAACGGTGGTTCTGGATATTCTTTCGGAACTCTTGATTTAGATGGAGCAGGAATTACAAATTCTGCATCTAGTACCGATTCTGTAACAAGTGTGATCATTCCACCTCCGGGAGGACATGGTGCTGATATCTACGAAGAACTTGGAACTAGAAAGGTGATGATTTATTCTCGCCTTGAAAATGATAATGCAAATCCTGATTTTATCACTGGAAACGAGTTTGCTAGAATTGGTGTTGTAAAAGATCCATTAGTATACGGATCTACAAGCAGACTGACTTTGGAAAAAGCAAGTGCAACATATGCTTTAAAGGTAACAGCAGATCAATTGAATTTAATTGATTTTGCAGAAGATGATGTAATCACACAAAATATTGGTGTAGGATCTACTGCTATCGGTAGAGTTGTTTCATGGGACTCAACTACTGGTGTGTTGAAATACTGGCAGGATAGCAAAGTTGCTACTTCATCAACAGTTGGGACTGCACCTCTGTATGGATATAAACTGTTAAGATTCCAAAATTCTTTAACTGATGGTGGGTCATTTAATATTGCCGGAGGAACTGGCACAGTTGCCATTGATACCTCATTTTCAGGTATCTCTACCACTCTAAATAATAGGACCTACTTCCTAGGCCAAACGT